AGGAGCTCGCCAGCAGTGACGCGATCGCCAGCGTTAAGCGCTGCGACGATCGGCTGAATCTCTGCGACCTTCGTCTCGCGCTCCTGCGTGCTGAGATTCGCATAAGGCGTCTTGAGCTGCTCGACGGCTTCTGGGTATTTCAGCATGAGCTCGTTAAGGCCCTTGGCCGAAAAGCCCTCTGCGCCGAACTTGCCGAGCTCTTGCTGGAACTGTTGCGTGCGCTGCGCCTTCGCCTGAAGCGCCTGATTTTCCAAGAGCGTCTGCTGCCGTTGCGCTGCCGTGAGGTCAGCGCGCTCCATGAGCCCAGCGAGCTGCACGCCTTGCTGAAGCCCTGCAGTAACGGCTTCGGCTGGATTTGGTACGCTTAGCGTATAATTGAAAGGCTGGTTCATGGTCTCACCCGAGATTAAAGTTCATGCCGGTGACGCCAGCCGCGCCCATGCCTGGCGTGTAGCCGCTGCCTGCCGCGCCTCCGCCACCGCCAGCGAGCGGACCTCGACCCATCGCGCCGAGCCCGCCGAGGGTGCCGAGAGCCCCGCCAATGCCGCCGAAGATGTTCGCCATGCCTTGCCCTTGCGCCATGGCTGCGCCCGCTGCCGCTTGCCCTTGCGCGCCGAGCTGGTTCATGACGCCTTGCGTGCCTTGCTGCCCGTAGCCTGCCGCGCCCATTGCGCTCTGCTGGCCCATGCCCGAGAGCCCGCCGAGCTGCGCCATCTGCTGATTGATGAGCTGCGAGAGCATCTGAGGGCGGAACTGCGCGAGCGCTGCTTGCGTGTTGCCGCCCCTGAGCCCGCCCGTCGCCGATGCGTTCTGCAAGATGGCGTTCTCGCCTTGCTCGACCATCGCCTGGAACTGCGGACCCTGCTCAAGCTGCGCAATCGCCGCCCGCTGCGCCTCGGGTCCGCCGAGCCCGAGGAGCGCTTGTTGCTGCCCTAGCGCGCCTTGCCCTGCCTGCATGTAGGGCGCAAGGAGCCGTTCCATCTCGGCCTGCTGGCGTCGCTGCTCTGCAATCGCTGCATCGCTCGCCGAGCGCTGCGCGCCGGATGCCTCCTCGGCTGCTCCGGTCTGCGCCATGTACCCGCCGACTGCCGAGATGACCGACCCGCCGATGATTGCTGTTGCTACCCATCCCATCATGCACCCCTATCAGATAGCTCGTGGACGCGCAGCCGTTCGAGAAGCGCGTGCGTCTCGTTGTGGATGTCGCTTTTGATGACGATTTGCTCTTCGAGCTTGTCGAGGTCGCGCTCGTCGGTGGCGTGGACGTTCTGAAAAACGATGTCTTCGAGCACGAGCGCAACCTTGCGCCCGGGCGGAGCGATGAACGTTAGCGGAGCTCGAAGGGTCGCGACTCCGTCGGGCGTGGCGACCGTCATGCTGCCTTTGAGCAGGATGCAGACGTGCTCGAATCGGTGTTCGTGCCCGACGATGAGCGTGCCAGCAGGTGCCGACATTTGCCGAACGTAGACGCCCGAGGCGAAGAAGTGGTCAATCGGACAATCGACCTGCGGAAGCGCAAGCATCGCCCCTTCGAGCCGCTCAATCTTCTCGGCGTCGTCGTCGCGTGCTGCTTGCGCAAGCGTGCTCATTCGCCCTCGAAGTCCTTCTCTTCCCACGCCTGGCACACGCGCAGGTCGTGGCACACGAAAGAAAAGTTCGTGCAGAATCCACGCATCCCAGCGTCGACGTCCCAGGCGTTCCAAGGGATGCGCTCCATCTTGAGCTGCGCGTCCGGCGTGTTGTCGTAGTACTCGCAATTCGAGCAGCGACGGCGACGAGCCTCGGCTTCGTCGAGCTGCATCGTCTTTGCGATGGCGCGCCAATAGTCGGCGTTTGCCCCGCGCTCGTTCGACGGCTGCTCGGGTCCGAGCTGCCAGTCTTGAATCACCATGAGCGTGTTTTTCTTGTTCTCGCTCGTCGACGGGAACGGCTTTTCGATCGGGATTCCAAGCATCATCATGTGAATTGCACTCCGTTGGCGGACCCGAAGAGAGCGCTCGCCGCGCTGCACTCGTAGCGGATGATTTCCCCGGGGGCCAGCAGCGCGCCGACGACCTCGGGGCAGAGGTACGTCTCGCCGGGGAGGACGGTTTGCGCGACGATGATCGGCGACGAGGCAAGCGACCCGAGGCGCACGGTCAAGGTCACGTTCGCCGCGCTCTGATTCGCGAAGGCCATGTAATCGATGCGCGTCTTCGCCGCCGTCGACGTGTAGGCGGTCGTGGCTGCATTCGGCACGAACGCCGGGGCGATGAGTTGAGAAGGCGTAACGGCCATTAGACTTCCTGCGTGACGGTGAGAATAACCGAGGGAATGGCGGGGACAACGCCCGCCGCCGCGAACGTGACGATTTGAAGAGCCACGTCGGACACGGCGTAGACGATCTCGAAGTACTCGCCAGGGGCTAGTCGTAGCACCCAATTCCACGCGGCGACGAGCTCGGCGTTGTTGCCCTGGATGCGCACCTGCGACGCGGAATCGGGCACGTCGACGCCTGAGATGCGAGGCCAGAGCCAGATGCGATGGTTGCCGCCCGACGTGTTGTCGAGCTGCGCGGAAAACTGAAAGTTGAAGATGCCGCCGTCGGCGACGTAGACGCGCGACGTGTTCACCGGGTCGCGCCAGATGCCGCGCTCGATGTCGACCACGTCGAGGTCAACCAGGTAGGCCACGTTCGGAAGTAGCGCGGATTGAGTCACGAGCGAAGCGAACGTCCCGACGCCGACGCGCTTCGCAGGTGCGACGGGAGGGAGCGCCGCGCCGGCCATTGCGAGGTCAGAGATGGCCCCTAACGCGCTCTTCGCAGCTTGAGCGATGGCTAGGGCGTTCGATGCTTCGCCCGCTGCGTCTTGGGCGAGCTGCGCGACTACGCCAGCGAGAGAGTTGACGCCTGCGAGCGCGGCGCCTGCGTCGATGGCTGCCGAATCGACGCCCGCCGACTGCACGTAGTCGACCGTCGAGAAGAGCAGCTCGAATTGCTTGATCTGCTCGTGCTCGGTGAGGAACTTCGCGAGCTGGTCACGGGTGAGGCCGAGGCGCTTGACGGCCATCACCAGGCCAGCGGTTCGAGGGTTGCTTCGAGACGCGCGATCGGCAGGTGCGCCGACGAGTCGCCGCGAAAGCGCTGAATGCGGAAGCGGCGCATCGAGCCTTGGCGGCGCCACGCGATGCGATGCTGACGAGCGCCGAAGGCTCCGACGCGCACGGTCTGATCGTTCGACCACGTGAGCCCGTCGAGGCTGTAGCTCGTCGAGATGAGCGGGTTCTCGCCGAAGGGCACGCTACCAGGGAGCGCGATAAGTTCGAGCTCGTGAAAGATGACGCCGTTGCCTTCGTTGTACGCGATCGGCGTCGAGAGCTCCCAGCGCACGCGCTCGCCCCAGTGCGTCGAGAGCGTCTGCACGCAATGACCGAACGACGTGCTCGCCGGGTCGCCGACGCACCATCGGTCGTAGGCCCACACGAAGTTGCGTGCGCGGTACTGCGCGATGCCTTCAAGCGCGCTGACGAGCACGAACCACACGAGCGAGCCGAGCGCCTTTGATGCGTTGCCGTCGAAGACCAGCGTGCGGTCGGGAAGGTGCATGTAAAGCAGCGCGTGCGCCCTGTCGTTGCGCGCTTCGAGCTTCACGCCTGCGAGCTGCGCTTCGGTGTAGGTTGCAAGAATCTCGTCGACCTCTTGCGTCGAGATTTTATTCGCTTGCGCGTTCAGCCCGACGAAGACCTCGGGGGCCTCGTTGCGACCGCTGCCGACGAAGGCGATTTGCTCCTGATACGCGCAGCACGCGAAGGTTCCGACTGCGCCTTTCATGATCTGCGCGCCCTCGATGCGCTGGAACGGAAAGCCCGAGCCGCCGACGTTGTCGAAGAATTCGATCGTGTTGCGATTGATGGCCGCGACCTCGTTGCGCACCTTCACGAGCGCGACGACGGGGTCGGGGTCCGCTTCGCTGCTCGCGTACTTCTGCGGCAGAACGACGAACGGAAATTTCAGCTCCGTTACGACGATGTATTGCCCGTCGGTCGTCATGAAGTAGCCGTCGACCCAGCAGAAATCCACGACGGTTCCGAGGTCGGGGTCGACGACTTGCGCGAGCGAAGAGCCGGTGAGGTAGTAGAGCCGACCGCCGCTTGCGATCGCGAGGCGGTCGAAGGAATAATCGAAGGTCACGAGCCCGCCGGGGCCTACGTCGCCGAGGTCTTGAACGATGCCCGTAGGGTCGATGCGCACGAGCCGCGTGCCCATCACGCGGTAAAGGCTTCCCTCCCAATTGATGCCGCCGCGGTCGATGCCCGGTCCCGTGCCGTCGCTCACGATGCCGTCGCCTGGGCGCAAATACGCATCCGAGATGCCCGTAGCCATCGGCACGGGCACCATGTTCACCGGGTACGCCGTTCGGAAGTCGGGCGTCGTCGTGGCGTAGATGCCTGAGAGGAGCGGGATGTTCGCCACGGCTACTCGTTCGCCGGGGCGGGTTCGAGCTGCACGTCGAGTGCCTTGCCGAGCACCTCGACAGACTCGGCGACGCCGACCGCTTCGGCGAGCTCTAAGAGCCCCGCCTTCTGCGCTCGGTGCGCGACGATGACGAGGTTCTTGAGCGCGTGTTCGGGGGTCATGGCGACACCTTGAATCCGTTGACAATCTGCACCAGCGCGGGGGCGTCTGCTGCCGCGTCGACCGCCACCTGAACGGCAGCGTACTTGGCCCGGATGCCTGCTCGCGCAGCTTCCGCCGCTGCGTCGTCTGCGCCTGGAATGCGACGCGCAATCAGCTCGTCGTGCGGGGCGAACTCCGCAGCGCGGGCTGCGCGTCGAAGCTCGTGCGTGATCTCTTTGGCCTTTGGGATGTTGACGGTAATCACGACGGCACCTCTTCGGCTGCTGGTGGCTCGGGCACGAAGGGCGTTTCCAGCACCGCTGGCGGCTCTTCTGCGCGCTTTGGGAACTCGCTCGACTCTGCGCCTACGCCGTCGGTCAAAGCCGCTGCATCGACCTCCCAGGCGTCAAAGAAGATGCCATCAGGCGGTAGGTCCGCCGCGTTGATAATCTTGAACGGGCGTCCTGTTGGAACGTCTTTATGCGCGATTGCCTCGATGCCCCAAACCCGCAGAGCTTCGTGGCTCGGCACGCAAACTGCGACGCCGCCCGCTTCGTTTTGATAAATGATTACTTGGTCCATGTTACTCACCGGAAAAAAGCAATGTTAATGTTCGCGGAATCAATGACCGCGTTGCTTTCGACGTTCACCCAAGACGAACTCGTCGTCGTGCGCGACGCAATTAGGTCGTAAAGCTGGCAATCGTTGTTAACGGTAACGCTTTGCTTCGTTGCCACCGCGCTGTACCCCGTGTCAGGCATTGCCGTCGTGTAATTGATTGTATACGTTCCTGCGGCTGCTCGCGTGAGGCTTGAAACTCCGCCCGATCCTCGAATGACCGCCGTTGCTCCGATGAAGTTAATCCAAACTCGGCAACCGTAAACCGTCGTCGCGCTGCCGTAGCCGGAGTTAAACTTCAAATTCTGCGATGAATCGACTTCAAGACCGAGCGTGCCGTTCGTGGCGATTCGCACCGTGTTGGCGCTTGGGAAGTAAAGGCCCGTGTCGGTGTCGGCTGGCGTCGAGAATGCCGGAGCCCCTGCGGTTGACCCCGTTGCGCGCACGATGCCGGAGAACGTGTTTGTAACGGCTGAAAACTGATTGCTCGCAAGCGTGTCCTCTTGCGAGATGCCCCAGCGGGTTGTGATGGTCGAAACCGTGTTTGCCTGTAGTCGTACGCCGTAATATGTCCCAACGGTCCCAGTGCCAGTAACAGGTGCAATGTTCAAACCGTTAAATGTGGCAATTGTTGCCGCGTTGTTGAGCGACGACGAGTCGTAACGCGAATGCGTTGTTACGGTGTGCCCGACTGCTGTTGAAAACGACGCGCTTGCGTTAAAACAAGTCACGGACGCTGTTGTAGTTGCGCCGGGGGTAGCAATTAAAAGAGACGTTCGGAATCCGGACAATGACGCGCCTGTTGCTAGGTCCGATGCTCCACTTCGAGTGAAATTTGCTTGAAACCCTGTGACGAACGGCGACTGCCCGGCGGTCGTAACAGACCATGACGGAGACGAAACAAAGCCCTGGGTGCCTGTACTAACCCCGGTCGCGTTTAACGTCGGATAAAATGCAATTCCAAGAAAGCCATTACCTGAGGATAATGTTACCGAATCAATAATCCCAAGCCCTAAGTCGATTCTTGAGGTTCCGCCGATGACTACGCTTGCTGGCTGAACCAAAATGGCTCCTACGGCGTCAAGCCCCGCTCGCGGCGTAGCCGTCCCGGCCCCGATGCGCCCGAGCGCAGTGACGTTGCCCGAGCCTGCGACCGCTTGCGAGATAGTGGCGACCGTGACAACCAAGCCCGCGCCTGCACCGAGGGTCGCGCACGAGAGCGCGTCTGCTGCCGCGTAGCCGGTCCCTGGCGAGCGCAGGACGCAGCTCGTGATGATGCCCCCGGCAATTACGAAATCCGCCGTCGCGCCGCTGCCTGCGCCGCCTGTCAGCGCCTGCTGCGAGTAGGTGCCGTTCGTGTAGCCTGCGCCGCCGTTCGTGAGCGTTACGGTGGCGATTGCGCCGCTCGTGAGCGTTGCCGCCGTCACGTTGCCGCGCTGCAAGAGCAGGTCGTGCGCCGTCGAGGTTCCGACGACGGCGGCGCCGCCCGTGAGCCCTGCGCGAAGGGAGCGCGTGCCGTCGGAGGACGAGAAGAGCGCCTCGGTCGCGCGGTCGAGGCGAACGCCTGCGCCCGTGGTGCCCGCGAAGGTGGTCACTCCGTCGGAGACGTGCAGCAGCGTCGATGGCGTCGTAGGCACGCCTACGCCGACGGCGCGGCTGATGGTGTCGAGGACGAGCGTGCGCTCTAATCCCGCGTTGCTCAGGACGACAAGCGCCTGGCTGTTCGGCGCACCGACGGTCCACGTCTGCGCGCTGCCGAAGGTTTCCGCCGTCGCCG